CCAGCTTCGTATAGGTTTTGTAGAGCATTGTCTACCATTGTTAAGGTTAAAGCAGCTTTTGTACCTTCTGCAGCTCCATCGAGTCCGATAGCGCCTGATCCAGCTCCATCTGTACCTGCACTACTACCCTGACTCGGGGAGTAAGATACCGCATGGGCGTGTACAACATGGTTAACAGTGTTAATCCAGGAGTATAAACCTCCCATTGTACCTGATACAGCGTTGGTTCCTGCTGTTGCAACGTTAGTAGTGTGAACTAGGTCACGCTCGACGTCACGACGAAGTTCTGTACCACGCTTTTTAAGCTGGTAAGCATATTCGTCTGCAACACCTGTTTGGTCGACAGCACGCTTAGTGCCAGAGACAGAAACGGTCTTACCGTTGATTTGAGTATAGTTACCCAAACGTGTTCTGTATCTCTGTGCTGTAGTTAGAGTGCTACCACCATCATTCTGGTTGGCGCCATCTGGTCCCACAGCATCAAAGTCTGCACCTTGATGTACTGTTGAATCCGCTGGTGCAGCGAGTTCGTCTGTTTGCCACTCATGATAAATTCCGGTAGCTTTAGTCTTACCGATAGATGACATAAATGGTGTTTCCGCACGAGTAATCATACTGATGAAGTTCGCTAGATCCTCATTTTCTGAAACCGCTTTGGAACCGGTACCTGACGCAAAACGTACGTCCCCGGATGCGGTAGTTGTATATTGGCCTGTAGCCATAATTAGCCTCCTAATGACTTGAGAGCATATTGCTTCATAAAAGCGTCTTGATCTGCTTTGGAAGAGTCTTGTTTAAACGCACGAGCCTTAATCATTGCCTCACGATCCATCTGTACTTTATTTGCAGGTCTGGAACGTTTAGCTGGTGTCTTGAGTTTCTTAGTAACTTTACGTTTCTCAGCTCCTCTGGAAACACCATTCTTAAGGTTTTTATAATCGTAAACAAACTTAACTATACTGGGTTCTGTAATAACATTTATTAAAGCTTCAGGTATTCCTTCTGCAATAGCAAACTCTCTTACTTCTTTGGCGACATCTTCATTCCAATCATTAACTATAGTAGGCATTACTTCATTGAACTGTTTAACTCTGTCTTCAAAGGCGGAAAGTTGAGCTTCCTTTTGTTTTTGTTGAATACTGTTCATGACAGCTTCTCTGCCATTTCTAGCTTCCCAATACTCTTTTTGTTTACGGGTGCGTTGTTTGGTTAATTCACCTAATTCATAGGCATCATCTTCCTCTTCGGCCTTGGCTATCTTATTAGATAATTCATGATACTCCCTTTGGGACTTCACTTCATTATTATATAAATTAGCACTTAAAGTCTGACCTAACTGATCAAGCTCTTGAAGTTTTTGATTTCGTTCTTCTTCTAAAGCTTTTCTTTGCTCACCGATTTCACGACCTTGTTGCGATAAGTGTTGTTTGGTAGCTGAAGAAGCAATCCATTCCGATAGAGGTTGAGTTACCTCTTCCCCGTCCACTTTGTGGCTTACCATTATATCTTCTAATTCATCAACGTCAAACACGTCGTTAAAGGTAGACTCGTCATCTTCAACATCGGCACTATATTCGTCTTCTTCTTCAGATATATCTTCTTCATCAACATCATCTATTTCATTTGTAGCAGCTTCATCTTCTGAGGAAAGGTCTTGTTCATCCTCAAATTCTTCCGCTGGGTCCGCTTCCGCTTCAGGTAGAGATTCTTCTTCTTCCTCAAATTCAGGAGTAGGCACAATGCCTGCCGCTTGAGCTAGAGGAGATCTTGCAAGAATGTCACTGAGTTGCGCATCTTCGTCACCGCTTGGAACACTAACGTCATCCGATTGGGTAGAGGTTTGTTGTTCGGCCATTATTTACCTCCCTTTTTAACGGGAGGAACTTTATTCTCGAGAGATTGACTCTCGACGAATTCCTTAATACTTATTAGACTAGCAATCATAGGTGCTGTCTGTCTTAATTGAAACTGTCCTTGAGAAGCACCGGAGCACTCCCCGTTGAGTTGGGTATCTAATACTGCATTTATATTACGCATCAACCCCTCCTTATCAATTATCTTTACCATTACTATTTCCTTTCGTTTCTTGTAAGTTTTGGATATTTTTACCGTATGTTTCGAATTGAATCATCTTCTCCTTCACAGAACCCAGTGCCATAGCACAGTGATATAAGTGGTCCCTAGACTTGTTTTCATGGGGCTCTGTGGACAGCCACTGGAGAAATAAATCTACGAGTATTTCTCCATAAGCATCTGTAAAAAATTCTTCTCGGTGTTGTTGAGAGAATTTAGCATTAGATAGGGCGAGCTGTGCCGCTCTATCCGGATGCACTTTATTTGTCAGCCTCTTCTCGGCATTTTCACGATATTGTTTCATACGTTATCCTAAGATGGTAAAGTTGGTTTAGCCGCAGGGTTTAATAGTTGTTGTACCCCTTGCACCGCTTCTGGTGGTATCTTCGGCTGATCTATTTTAGCTTTCATATCCTCTAGTATACCTCTAGAAGTAGCTATAAGTTGATTAAAGTCAGGAGGAGTAGGAGGGCTTAACCCTTCCTTCTCCGCTTTAGTTTTCATATCCGCCCACTTTTGATAGTGGGTATCAATGGCAATAGCTAATTGTCTGGCATTGTCTTGGAGTGAATTATCTGCCTGAACGTTAGTATAACGCACATTAGCCTTACCTTGATCTATTTCTGATTTCTCTTTCTCTTTAGCTATCTTCTTAATTTCTTCTTGTTCTTTTTTCTGGGATTCCATAGCTTGTGATGCGGCTTGTAAAAACTCTTCAGACTGATGATCCTTTAGATAATCCGAAGGGGAGAGGTCCATAGAGGTCAAAAGTTGATGAGCAATGGTAGCAAAGGCGTCGGGCTTTATAAGATCTCCAGCTCCCGCTTCTTTGAGCAAGGGGATAAATTGTGTAGCAAGCAGTGTTAGTTTATCCCTCACGTTAGCGTTAGAGTTTTCTCCTAAATCCACATCCACCTCTACTTCCATAACCTCAGGGAGAGAAGCGAAGTCCACATCGAGCATCCCGTATTTAGGATCACTCATAGTGGTCTTTTCCATATTTTCTTTCATAGTCTTATAAACTCCTTCACAGAGTTCCTTAAAACCAGTTTCGGCAAATCGCCTAACAACGTGCTGAATACGCTTCTGTGAAGCGTTCATAACCTGCTGTAATTTCATTTCTGAATTACCAGATACATAAAGTTCGTCTTGTATTCCTTGAGCTGCCTTAGTCATACCAGTGGCTTGCTCTTTAGATTTCTGTAGATATTCTAGTATAGGTACAGTACCAGAAGAAATTTGTTCTGGAGGGAGAGCAGCAACTGCAGCTGTAGGATTTCCATTAGTCGGAATGAGATCCTTGGGCTTCATATTTTGTAAGGCACTAAAGTCTACTACGTTGGGATCAGCTAACTTAGGGCTGTAGTTAGTGAGATAAGTATTTTCAACAAATCCTCTCAGTATAGCAGTAGAAGCCAAAGTAGAACTCCGAGCCATATCCGCAACAGACAAACCGTAGAATTCATGTGGTACTTCAAACGGGCAAATAGAACATAGAGGAATATAATTTACATCCTCTTCAAATAGAATAGTAGTGCCAGCTACGATAAAATGTTTCAACTCGGCAATACCGTCACCATCCCTGTCTACTCTGAGCCAACACTCGGTGACATTGACGGGATAGTTCGCTTCTAAAGGCGTACCGTCTTTCTCGCTCCAGTACGCCTGACCCAAGATGTCAGCTCGTGCTGCAGCTTCAGGATTATAGTTTTCATAACCCGCGGAGTCATTACTGGTCAACTTGGACCAATCCTCTATGTCTTCCGCTATTTCGGGCCATTCAGCTCTAATCTCTGATCGGGTCATTTCTACTTGAATACCCACGAATTCAGCATCGTGGATACCTTGGGCTTGTCGAGTAATCCTAAAGTTTTCGGGAGGAACGTTTTCCAACTTAACTCTGGAATTATTTATGGTACGTTTTAGTCTAATGTTGGAGTAATTACCCATGACATCCATTTCAATATCACCGACTAACTCAACGTCAGGATCTGATAGCTTAAGGTCTAGGGCTTCTTGTGTTATTTCATCGAATTCTTCGAAGGTATGAGTTTCATCTTCTATATAATCCCAGCGAATAACAGCATTCTTCCAAAGAAGAGAAGCTTTCACCCAGGTATTTAGAAGTTCCCATCCTTTATTCTTTTTAAATATGCAATAATTAGTAATCTTTGAAGCCATTTCAGCTGACTTCTGCGCAGCAGGAGAAGCGTTGTAGGGCACAAACCTGGCTATGCGATTATTACTGAACATTAACTCACTAATAATAGCTAGGTAAGCTTCTACTGCCTCCGTGGTATCGGTGGCTACGATGGAGGAAACTCCATTAGGGGTCAAGTGGTGCTTGGCCATACCGGCATATTCATAGGTAGCCTTCTTGCGCTCTTCGGTCATCTCAGAAGAATTCAACCAGTCTCCTGCGGAGTTGGTTATTCCCTGTTCTATAACTCGAATTACTTGTTCATCGGTAACCGATTCTTTGTAACCACTTACTTCCATTGTTTTTCCTCACATGAGCCTCTCACGGCACCCAAATAGTTTAGCCTGGTGTATCCGTCTCGGGGACACCAGAAACCCCTAGCGATAATTGAAAGGAGAGAAAGATTATCACGGACGTAACTGTATAAACCTACCTTCGGTAGGCTCCTTGACTT